CACTTACGTCCCCAGTTTCATTATATGCGGTAAAAAAGCCATTCAGAATATCTCCATAGCCTGTATTTCTTATTCTTCTTATTGTGACTATTTTGCCTTTTTGTGCTGCATCTTTTAATTCACTTTGCCCAACATCTCTTCCAGAAGTTGTTCTTTCTATTGTTATTCCTTCAATTGCTGCTGTTTCATTTACCGCAATTGGTGTAAATTCTCCATGCAATACATCAGTTCCAGGAATAACATTCTCTGCTGCTGTTACATCTTCCTCGGAAATACTAGCATCATTGTTAAAAGCTGTTACTTTTGCAACAACTAATCCATCTATAAGAACGGTAGTTCCTGCAAATTTAACTTCGTGTCCTGTATTTACTGTTGACATACAATCACTTCCTTTCGTTATAATCTATATGCATTTTCAATTGTTGTTACTCTCAATCTATAACTTACTGTATATTCATGCCTATTATTATCATCTTTACCTATTCCATAAGGCACAATATCAACAAAACTAGCAGTTATAATATTATTACTTTCAGCAATTAATGAAGCTCCACCAAAGCCAATAAAGCTTTTATGAATTTCCATTAAAATTCTTTTTGCTTCTTGTTTTTGATTGTTTCTTACAACAATTCTGATCCCTATCTGGTCAACACTTAAAGAACTTGATTCAGGAATTGATGGAGCTTGATAGTCATATACAGCTATTTGATTATCAGGATCATTAGGCTGGAAATTATCAAATATGTTTCCATTATCTGAAAAACTTCCAAATCCATTATTATCTAACCATTTACAGAATTCATCAGCTATCATAATATCTTTTCCACCTCTTCTTTTATAAAGTCTTTTAACTTATTAGCTGCCAACCTATTAAAAGGATCTCTTAAATAAAAAGCTTTTCTTCCATGTTGGAAATTTGCTGTTGTCTCATGCCATCTTATTGCATAGGGCACTATAGGAAAACCTGTTCCTTGACCACCACCAAACGTTATACAACACGCTGGCTCGTTACCTGCTGCCATGATAACTATTCCAGAATCTCTCAGAGTACCTTCGTCAAGAGGAACTTCATTTTTCGCAGCTGCTAAAACAATTTCACCAGTTTTACGAACTGCTTCTACACATGCAATATTTGTCAATTGTATTACTTTATCTCCGTACCAAACTTTCCAACCATTCATATGCTTTTTACCTCACTATACATTCATAATGATGTGTGTTTCCTGCATTCGTTGGATCATCTACTGGATCTATCTGCAATACTTCCATGTTTTTTCTGGTTTGTGGGGAAATCTGATTTATTTTCCAGTATTCATGGTTTATATCAATCTTGCTATCATTTTGTAAAAATATAATAGCTGTTGACATTATTTCCTCCCCTGTTTTTAGTTTTATCATTTTATTTCCATACTGACAAAAACCCTTTTCATGAGGATAAGTAACAACATCTTTAAAATTTCCTTCTTTTGTTCTCGCTCTTTTTATTAGCTCTACTTTATGTGTCATCAAACTATTAAAAATAGATATACTCATTTAATCATCAACTCTCTTTTAATAATTCCAGAACTAATTAAAATGCTATCAACATATCCCATACTTGATGGTAAAATTTGATTACTTGAAGAGCTTCCCTTTTGAACTGAAAATCTTCCCAGTGATACACCTTTAATATTATTTACTGCTGATCCATTAATAACCATTTCTTGAATCATTGAAGCGACCCACATTTTCACCGCTTCTTTTTGATCCGCTGTAACAATATAAACATCATCGAAATACCATGTTGATGATGCAGTATTTATCTTATATCCATTTGTATAAACTGCGTGATTTCCTATTCGTGAATCAAGTAATTTACAGGCCTGTCTAATTAATAAAGTTGTAGCTTCGGAAGATGGTCTTCCTGTATATGTATTGTATTCTATTGCGGTTAGATACATTTCACTCCCACCTTCCCCACTCATTATCATTATTTTTTGAATATCCAGCCTTTTTTATTGCTCCCCATGCAATTCTAACACATGTTTCTTCACTTTCTCCATTTTTATAAGCTGTATTAAATGAATTTATCCATATTTTTTTTGCATTTATTGGCAATTTAGCAATAATATCAGGTGGATTATTATAACTATAAGGCATTACTTCACCCCATTTAAGGCTAAAATCATTGACTCTCTTGTCCCAACTGCTGGAATCTTGTTTAACTTACATAAATTCCTAAGCTCTTTATATGGAAGATCTGCTATATTTTTTTTTGGTGTTTCACCTTTGTATAATACAGCTTTTCTACATTCAATATATGCTTTTGCTTGAAGTAATTCCAAATCAACAACATCACCAGCTTTATAGTTCCCTATATCCTTTATAAACTTAACTTTCATTACTTTTAAGATCCTTGTTTATGATATACAGCAAATGGATATCTTGTTGTTTCATCAGTATTTAATCTATTTATAGGATTAGGAACTTGCCATGCTACTCTCATTGTAGCTCTTAAAGCTATTGCATTTTGTTGAGGAAGATTTATTACAATCTCTTTAGTTACTGGATCTTGCAATACTGCTTGATCTAACAATTTCCAACTTACATCTTCCCTAATTGCATACATCAATTGACGCCAATCTCCCGAAATCTGCATACTTAAATCAGGAATAATACTTCCATTACGTGGGAATATGCAATCATCTCCATCAAGCTTGTAGACTGTAGCACCTTGAACTCCTTCTTTTACTAAAGCCTTGAAAATAGGTTCTCCTGTTGTTGCTCTTAGCCCCCTAAAGTAAGATCTCATTTTCATCGCACAAACATGTCCGTCACAGAAATATCCATCTTCCTCAACTTTAGAGATTAAACCATTTACACCTAAAATATCTGCGTAAATATCACCCAAAGATCCCATAACAACACTATTTCCAGCAGCTATCGCAGACTGGACAATTGGTGTTGGCCATATTGCTGGAGCATCAACTCCATAAAATACAGCTTGATCAAAAGCAGCTCCAAAAGCTTCAAGAAGTTTTGGTTTTACTTCTGCCCAAATATCATATGCAGAGTCATTTAATACAGCTTCAGGAATTACAATTATTACGTTTAATCCTTCAGCATCTAAATATTTATTTTCCCATGCCATCCTTGATAACTTTTTCCATTGTTCACCTTCTTGAACTGTGCCAGGACCTGGATTTTCAAAATATGTTATTGGAAGTGCGGAAACACAGGGAATCCTTCTTTGCTTTCTTGACATATTTTGAGCTTTATATCCTAACCTCATAACCGCTGACATCTCTGGAACACTATCTACTATATCCCTAGAATATTCCTCAGGCATTAAAGCATCAACGTCATACCTTGGAATGTAATTTTCTCCTGCCAAAATAATCACCTCTTAATTATTTAAAATTTCTTGCTTGACGAATGATTGAATTGAAATCATTCCCACTTTTTAAAGGATTGTTGTTTTTGTTATTTTTTGTATCGTCTCCTGTCTTTGCCGGCTGTGTATTTTGTTTTAATAACCAAGGTTTCTCAGTTATTAACACTTTTAAAGCCTTTTCAACTCCAACAACATCACCTTTTTCGTTCACTTCTATTTCATTTTTATCCAACAATTTATATGCAGCAGCTGGATCAATAATATTTAAGTTAGAAGCTATATTTTTAACCTCTGCTTTTATCAATCTTGTATTTGCAGCTTTTTCTCTTTCAATAGCTTTTTTTTCTACTTCTTCCATTTGAAGTTTTAATTTATCTTTTTCAGATAATTCATTTTGTTGTTTTTCTTTTTCTCTTTTTTCATTCTCAGCTTTTAAAGCTTTTGCAATTCTTCTATTTATAACAGCATCAAAAGCTTTTTGATTTTCAAAAATTACTTTTTCTTCTTGTGGTTCATTTTTATCAACATTATTTTCATCAACATTTACATTGTTTTCGTCAACATTTACATTGTTTTCCTCTGCCATTTCAACTCTTCCTTTCATCCATATTATTTACGCCTTGTCAGGCTCATTTTTACGTATTAACGCTCGTCAGCTCAATTAGTACTAATTATTATTATATACGATAATCCAAAGTAAATAAAGTATTATATAAATTTTCCACGTAGAATCATTTAATTTCTATTTGGTCAAAATTAACTTTTTCTGTTGCATTATCAATAGTTAAGTTAACAGTAAACCTAAGTCCTTTCACTGTCTGCCAATCAGCAGCACCATTTTTTGTAAAAGTATTAAGTGGTATCTCAAAAGTATTCCAACCATTTACAGGCAGTAAAAAAGTAATATAGTTAATTCCATAGTTAAAAGGGATTGTCGTAAAAAAAAGAGCTGAAATACTTGCGATATTTGCATTATTTGCAACATAGAATCTAAATTTTAAACTAAAATAACTACTAAGATCAGCAACACAGACAACATCAGCCATAAAATAGCCCACAATCAATGCATTTTTAGTAAGTTCAATTGAAGCATTACCAACCATTTTATTTATTGTATCTAATAAACATGTACAACCTTGCAAAGTAAGATCTCCTATATTTTCACATTTAGATAGAATAAAACTATTTTTTATCTTTTTCTTATTGATTCCTAATCCTAAACCTTGCATTTTATCACTTCCTATTCCTCATCTAAACCCTGATAAGCAATTATAGTTCCTGAGACTATTGTTATTTCTGTAAATCTTCCTTCAAATACTGATCCAGCTTCAAAAGTTATGTTTGTTATACCTGAGACATTCCCATTGCAAGTTAATGCAGCATCCGTTACTATTCTTACACCTACAAATATATGGCCATCATCTGGAGTGATTGTTGCAGCTCCACTGTATTGACCCCCATATTGTCCCATTGAAGCTTTTATAATATGCTTTGTTTCGTTAATATGCATCTTTATCTCATTGTACATATCTTCAATATATGCAATACTTCCATCTTTTTTATATATTTTACCTGATTGTGGCGAATATAAAGAATCTTTAGACATTATATCATCTCCTTAATAAAAAAAATCTTATAATCATTATATAAGATTTTTCTTATTAAAAGGAATCTATTATTTTTTTAATATGGATTTATTATTTATTTTTTATTAAAGCATATGTGTACTTAATACTTGAATAAAAATTTCTTTGATTTTTTACATAGAATTCATTTATATCCTTATGATTTTTTAATGTAAAAATAAACGTTTTTAAGCCTAAATTTCTTATCTTTGTATCTAATAAATTACAAGCTTCTTTTCCTTTATTATCATTATCAAAAGACAAAACAAACTTTACATTGTTTTTGATTAGTTGAGCAATATATTTTTCTAACTGATCAATAAATTTATTAATCATGCTAATTGAATTTAAAGAAATTGCTTTAAATCCAATATTTTCATAAGAGAGAGCATCGAAAATACCCTCAGTAATAAAAATTATATCTCCTTCTTTTGCTTTATAAAGATAGTTGATGTTGAAAATCTTCAAAGGAATATCTTTCAGATTTAAAACTTTTAATCCATTAGTTGAATACTTATCGTCCCTTCTGAGTATACAATTTTTAATTTGATTACCTTCCCATACAGGAATGATATTAGTATACATATATATTCTTTTCGAATCAGGTAATATATTTTTAGGAAATACCTTTACAGGATTAGAAATTATAATTTTATACTTTTCAAATAATTTCTTATTATTAATTCCTCTTTTATAAAAATATTTATATTGCCAATCTTGCATATTTTTATAAATATTTGATATGATAATAGTTAAGTCTATATCATATTGTTTTTTG